GTCAACGGCGGCCCTTCTCGGCGTAAGGTCAGCGCGGCCGACGTAGCAGCTCGACATGACGGCGTAGCGCCTCGTTGCGCTGCGCGTCAGGCGACGGCTTCTGAGGCAAACTAGCCGGGAGGCCAGCCGTCGGAGTAAGCGCCACTCCGGCAGCGGTTGCAGCTGGCAAGCCGTACTTACGCGCCGTGTCGAGCCGATCGAGCCAGCCGGGACCGTCGCCGATGATCTTGAGCGCGTTGCGGATATCCTCGCGCGCTGGCCCCCAGCGCTCGGAGAACGCCAAATCGCGCTCAAGAAACGACTTCGCGACTTTCGCGAGCCCTGGATGAGTGTTCCATAGGTTCCAGCTCTTCCAGCTCTTGCCGAGAACCTGGGTGAGTCGCCGCGTGGCGTCGCCAGATCCTGGCTGACCGATCTCGCTTGGCGCATAGACGCCCTCAAGCAGGCCATGCTGCGGGGTTCCGGCGCCTTTCGGCAAGACGCCCTGGAGGTCTTGGAGAAAGGCGTCGCGCGAGGCCGAGTTTTGAACGGGAGAGGTCCCGTCAAAGTTGGTCAAGCGCACGCCTTGCCCCGTGTCGACGACATGGGGGAAGCCATGCGCTTCACCAACCGCCTGCACCGCCTCTTGCTCCTCCGGCGTCAACGCGCGGGGGAGGTCGAAGCTATAGGCATTGGCGTTCTTGAGCGCGATGTTGTCGGAGACGAAACGATGCCCGCCGCCCGCCGCCTGTGAGCCCATGTACGAGGCAAGGGTCTCGCCTTGCTCTGCGACGTCTCTACCGGCGCTCGACAGGCGCTCTGTTTCTCCCGTCATCCGGCCGGGGAAGAACGGGACAGCAATGCCTGGATTGCGCTCGGGCGGGAGATTCGGATCTGGACGCCAATAGCCGCGCATCTCTTGCGGGGACAGAGTATGGAACCCAGCTCCAGTCGGCGAGCGCGCGCCGCCGTAGAGGATATCCTGGCCGGTCTCCGGGTTGATCCATGACGCGCCAGGATACTTGAAAAACTCCTCGCGCTCAGCTTGCGGAGCTGCGGCGGCGCCCGGTTGCAGATGCCCAGGAACACCCGGCTGCATCTCGCGCGTGGCATGGAAGACATTGGTCCGGTAAGAGTCGCGCGGCGTTGTATTGGCGTCCCCAAACGCCTTCGCGTACTCGGCTTCTTCATCGAACGGGATCGGAGCGGGCGGCGGTTTCCCAGCCTTGGTCGCCTTCTCAAGCGCTGTCGCGTTCGCTTTCACGTTCGATGTGCGCGCGGCCTCCATAAGGTCGGTCGCCTTCTGCCGCACCCACATTGCCGCTTGGACTTGCTCGCCGTTCCAATCGGTTTTGCCGCCGATCTTGTTCTGGTTCGCCCAGTCGACCAAGTTCGCGTTCTCGTAGTCGAGCCACCGATGCTCGGTCGAGGTCAACGCCTCGGCGTCGGCCGATTTCTGGAATGGGAAGCCCCACTGGCGCGCGTTGCGGAAGTCGTTCACCCCCGTCGCCGACGGCTGTTCGAACATCCGACGAGGATTGATCTTGTAGGCGTATTCGCCGGTCTTCTCTCCGAGCTGCATGAGGTTCGGATCGCCTTGTTCAAGGGCGCTGAGAAAGTCCTCATGCTGCGACCAGCTGCCAGCCCTGGTGGGCTCGCCGGTCAGCGCGCCAGACATCTCCTTGCTAGCCGCTCCGAACTCGAATGATGGCGGCCGATTCGGCGACCAGTTGGCATGCGACGCCGCCAAGTAATCGCCGACGCGGGCGTCGCCGCCAGACATCGCATGGAGATCCGCGCGATAGCGGTTGTACCAGTCCCAGCCCCGCCAATCGCCGCGTAGATACTCCTGATTTTGCTTCCGGAGCGCGTCGAGGTCGGCAGGCGACTGAATCGACGCCGGGGAGCCGACATAGAATCCTTCACCCTCTCGCGCTCCTGACGACGGCATGAGATGCGTATTGTCCCGAGCGAGCGCCGTGCCGTCATCGACTGACATCCGGCGGATGTTTGGAACACCCGGCATAGCCTTGATCTCATCGGGAGCCACGCCCGTCTCACCGGCTGCTGTCGCGCCCTTGCCAGCGGTCTCCGCGACGTCCTTACCGCCGGTCTCGACCACGTCCCTGCCAGCGGTCTTCGCGGCATCTTCGACGACGTCCCTGGCGACAGCTTTCTCCGCCGCGGCGCCAGGAATGATCGGCGGGACCGCAGCCACCGCTTCGCTCAAGGCTTGGCCGTAAGCGCCATGCTGCCCGTAGCGATAGGCTTGCTCAGCGTGATAGGGCGCGTCGACTCCGGTCAAGCCGCCGACAAACTGGCCGATGTCGCCCGCGGTTCGAACGACGGACATCGGCGCTCCAGCTCGCTCGGCGCCATGTTCGAACGACGTCCCAACTTGGCCGCTCAGAGTCGGATCGTCGTACTGCTTCAGCTCCTGTTTGCCGAACGGCGTCTTGCCCGCGACGATGTCGGCAGCGGTGTATGGCCGGGTATTGACGCCCTGGTCGGCGAGCTGGGAGCCGATGCGAACGGACGAAGGCACGGAGCGATCCGAGCCCGCATAGTCATCGTCCGGCTCCGGCTCCGGATCGCCGCCATCGGCGAATCCGATCCGGCCGCCGGTCCACTCGCCCTGACCATACCCTGGCTGAGCAAGGCCTTCATGCTGACGCTGGAGATATTCCTCCTCGTTGAAGAACCCGCCGGAGCCAGGGCGCGTGACGAGACTGGGCGACATCAAGGGCCGCATGACCGGGCCGAGCCGCTCGTTCTGCGCAGCGAAGTATCGGTCGGCGAGCGACTTGGCGCCTTGCACCGGGTCCTGTTGCGGCGCCCGCTCGATGAACTCCTCTGGCGGCTCGTCGTAGGGGGACGGGCTCGCTTGGGCGCTTTGCGCGGCCTCGTAGAGCTGTTGATAGCGAGGGCCGCCGACTCCCTGTTGATCCTGCAGCTCGGGGTGAAAACGGTACATCGTCCGCGCGATAGAATCGGGATCTTGTCCGCCGTAAGTTAGGTTCTGGATCTTGTCGAGATGATCGTCGGTGAGGGGGCTGAGCTGGCTCTGGTCGTCGAAACCGAGGTCGGTCACTCCGCCGCCTTCCTGATATCCAGCTTGGGCGACGCGGGTGCGAGGGTCATAACCCGCTTGGCCCGGGCCTGCAGCTCGACCAACGAAGGTCGTATTGCCGATTTTGACGCTGTTCTGCGCGGCGAGCGGCGGCGACCATGATGGGTGGCCGCGCATGACCCCGTAATAGTGGGTGGCGCCGCCGGTCGGGTCCGGAGTGATGCCGTAATAGGCGTTGTCGACGATCCGGCCGAGGTGCGAATAGGCCGCAGGATTGTCCCGATCGAGCGTTGCGATAGCTGGCTGGCCTTCTGTCGCGCGGCCGGTGTTCCAGGGCGAGAACTCGTGATAGCCCAAGCGAGGATTGACGCCTGCAGCGGGAGCCTTGACGACGCTGCTGATGCTATCGCCGTAGCCGCCAGCTTTGACCCGATTCAGGATGGCGTGCGTGATGCCCGCCTGGGCGAGTTCCGGCTCGCCGCGCGCCTCGCCGTAGACGGTCTTGATCAGCGCATCGCGATCGTTCTCGTCCATCGGCTCCGGCCCGGAGGCCGGGAAGCGCGCGTCGGAACCAATGCCCCCGACGAAGGGGTCATGCTGGATAGCTTGGAGATCATAGTCCTGCGGCGGCGAATCCGCCGTCAGTCCTTGGAAGGGGTCGTGGTCGACCGGCTGAACGTCATATTCGCCGAGGTCTTGCCCAGGCATCTCAATTCACGCGCCTGCGGATTCTGAAATACTGCCCCGTGCGGGGATGCTGGACATAGAACTCGCCGTCCGGCGCGCGCCGCGCGTGCCCGTAGGGCGTGTGAACGCCATCTTGAACCGAGCCGCCGCTCGCCCGCTGCGTTCGTGAGGCTGAGCTGCGCGGTTGAGGCTTCGCTTTCACCTCCTGAAGGCGCGCGCGATGCTCTCCGCGAGCCATTTGGTCGTCATGCTGCGCCTCTTGCTGGCCCATCTGGGCCTCGTGCGCCTGTTCTTGCTGGCCCATCGTGCGCTCGTGCGCCTGGGTGCGGTCCGTCATCATCGATTCATGCTGTCGGCCGCGCTCTTCGCGCTGCGATTCCATCGCTTGCTCGCGCTGGCCCATCGCAGCTTCATGCTGGCGGTCCTGGGCGCCCATCATCATGTCGCCCTGCAGCTGCTGAGCGCCCATCGTGCGCTCGTGCATTTGATCGCGCGCGCCCATCTGGGCCTCATGTTGGCGATCGACCTGATGCTGCATATCTTCGTGCGCCCAGCCGCCTCTTTCGAGGCTCATTTCGTGCGCTTGGTCGCGCAATTGCATCGCCGATTCATGCTGACGATCGAGCTGCTTCTGCTGGCCCTCGTGGACTTGCTTCGCTTGCTCCATTTGCGGCTTGCGCGCTTCATTCGCCGCCTGGAAGCTTGCCGTCTTCGTCGCGAGCTGCTGCTTTTGCAGCCCCATGTGCGCCGTCGCTATCTTCACCTGGGCGTCGACCTGATGTTGCTGATCGTCCATCGGCTTGTCGCGCAGATCGAGCTGCAGCTGACCGGCTCTTGTATTCGCGTCCATCATCGCCGCTTGCCCGGTTAGCATCGCGGCTTGCGCTTTCGGGTCCGGAGGCGGCGGCTGTGGATTCGGATTCAAATATTGATCCGGATTCGCGAACCCGATGCCGCGAATGCATGTGCGGCGAATGGTCAAGACGTTGAAAGCGGCCGGTTCGTCCTTGGCCATCTGATATAGGGCCGCGTTGCGCAGCATTCTCTGCAAATGCGAGGCCGTGTTTGGGTCTGCCTTCGCGACAATTTCATTCTCGTTCAAGGCCTGGGTGAGGACTTGGGCGTCCCAATCCCAGGCGCCGCGCTTGAGCGAGCGGTAGAAGGCCTCCGGGTCCTCGCGGAAGCGCTCGCATAGGAGCTGCAGCTCATCGGATTGCGCCGCGCACAGGCGTTTGTGGGTCGCGAGGAGTGGTTTGATGGCTTGTTCGATGAGGGCGAGGGTCGTCCCGACCGGCGCGTCCTGACGACCCTCCCCAACCATGATCTCGGCGGTACCTCCGAGGCTCTTGCCCTCTTGGTTGAGCTGCTGAACGAAGCCCACCCAGACCGCGTCGGGCGAGCGGTACGGCATGCCCATCGCGATTTGCTGGATAGGTAATCCGCCGGTCTCTACTTCAGCTGAGCCCCCTGGCGGAATACGGAATATGTTGTTATTCTGTCTAGCCGCGCCTTTCGCAACTAACATGCCTGGAAAGTTGGCGAACATCCCAGCATCGACGATCTCTCGCCAAGCAGCGGTTATGCCGTTTGTAATATTGCCAAGTAGATGACTAAGACCAATAGCATAAAAACCAAACCCTCGGATGAACGGGAACTGGACGAAATAGGTCTTCGGCAGACACATCTCGTCGTCTTCATTATAGTTTCTTCGCAACTCGACCATTGTTCGTGTTTCGCGATGGATGACGACCTTGTAGGGGACCGCCAAGCCATCAGCTCGTCCGTCGGTCTCATGCTCGAAACCCTCTAGGTCCAGCTCACAGTAGCTTTCGAGGAACTCGTGGTCGCGATCGTCTTGCTCCCAGCTGTCGAAGCGGCGCACGCCCGAGATTTGCTCGCCCTGCAGCTCCGTCGGCGACTTCTCGATGTACCCAGGCGTCGACAGATCGCAGTCGCGCCACGCGCCGCAGAGCTGCATGCGGCGAATCATCGACGGGCGCATAAACACCCGGTGCGTGACCCGGCCCGCGTCATAGATTGAGGTCGCGGAATTGTTGACGATCAAATCGTCGCCGAACACAGCTCGGCTGATCGGCCTTCGGAGGATGGCATCATGATAGACTTTCTTGAAGACGCATCCGTCCAAACCCACGCGGAGGAGCATCTGATCTGTGTCGGGCACCCAGGGCTTGTCGGTGACGGTCAGGTAGTGATTGAGATCGTGCTCAAGCGCGTCGGCGAGGTCGTCCAATGCTGGAGTCGAGCCCGACGTGTCTTCGGTGACCTTGGCTGGCCCGTCGGTGGGGCACAGCTCGGAGAAGGCGTTGGCGCCGAAACGGATTACCGCTTCCGCCAGTAGCGTCGCGCGGATCTGCGACTGGCCTTCGAGCGGCGCGGAGCCCTCGGAGCCGCTCGATCGCATCGACTCGATGCGCAGGCCCATCAGCTCCATGCCGCGCGCTCTCGTGTCGAGCCACTCGCGCCTGGATTCGTTGTCCTGATCGATGAGCCGGATCAGCTCGTCGGCGAGCCCGTTGAGCTGCGTGTCGGGGAGCACTTCGGCGAGGTTGTCGCCGAACTCGGTATCCTCTTTCGCGATGCGCGGCGGCCCGACGTAGACGATGACGCCACCATCATCGGTCTCGATCTTGGTGGCGCGGTCGTAATCGATGCCGCCGTCATCATTCGAGAGGTCGACGTCTCTCGGAGTGAAGAGACTCGAAAGATCATCGTCGTCGGGCTCGCCGTCGATCGGCGACGGCGGGAGCCGGATTGCGCCGAGCCCCCCCAAGCCAGCCATGGGTGACCTCAGTCAGGAAGGAGAACCAGTTCCTGTTCAAGAACCGTTTTTTCCAGTTCCTCGTCAACCGGCCTCGCGAGGCAAAGTTGATTGTGCAGCCGGACCGCTGCGACCCATTTCTCCGGCGGGTCGCCCTTCTTCTTGAGCTTGTGGCCAGCCTCGAAAAGGCTTCGCGCCTCTTCCTTGCTGAGCACCTTCTCTTCCGGTTTCTTCTCTTCAGTTGAGGCGGGGGTCGCTGGATGGGC